GTTTTGGAGTTCCGCGACCACTCCGTTGTACTGCAAGAATCGGTCAACGCCGCACCAATAAAAGATGCCGTCATACTCAATCACACTTGACGATGACAGAATTGATGACTGGCAACTGATCAGGTCGTACTTCCAATAGAGTGTTGACGCGCCGACCGTGGTGGGGGCGTAGCTGACGCGCACAAGCGAATCAAGCGACCAAAATAAACCCGCAGGCGAGGTAGTGCCACCCCTGACGGGCATACCCTTGACGATCTTTCCTGTGGCTACGTTGTTGGCGTTGGCATCCGCTGATACCCAGTTTTGAAAGTCACCCGCTGACGAGTTCTGAATCAGCCCATCGTTGCCGTATACGAACAAGTAAGGGTAGATCAGCACGCACCCGCCGCTTACGTTGATCTGATTGTCAAACGTGAGGGTTTGCGTACCTGTCGTGCCTGTGTACGCGCTTGAGAGCGTGACCACGGTGTTGGTTGACACAGCAACAGAAACGACCGTTGTACCCGCCGTGATGCCTGTGCCTGTGACGAGTTGACCTGCTGACACCAAGCCGTTGACACCTGTGATCGTGCCAGTTGTTAATCCGTTAGTGAGGGCGACTGCGGCGGTGAACTGACCAACGGGCGACATTGCACCTGACGGAAAGCTGCCATATAAAACGGGGGTGTTAACGGTTGAGTCGATGTTGGTGAGGTTCTGCGCGGGGTGCGCGATGATGACATCTGCCCCACTCCCGCTGCCGTTGAATCCGATGTCAAACTGCCAAAGGTTATTGCTGTTGAACGTGAAACCCGAAGTGAATGAAATCGTGTACGGGCCTGAACCCACGCCATCGTCATTGTCTGTTATCCAATACTGGAGTTGGTTAAAAGTGCCGCTGTAGACGTAATTAAAGCCGTTCTGCGCGTTCATAATCATGCCACGGCTGATCTGTGTGGCGTTTTGAAAGATGCCTCTGTAACCGCCTATTTTGCGTGGGCGACCACGTTGGAATCGACACCACTTACTGTCAACGTAGCAGACGGCATCAAACAGCGTTCCATCGCGCTGTACGCCGGGTAATATCTTGAGCGCAATTACCTGCTTGCTCAAAATGTTCCTCCCGCGATCCCCGATGTCACAAACAGACCCGCTGAACTGATGGTCATGTAGCTGATGCCGCCCGATGAGAATCCGATCACGCCTGACGATGGGGTGAAGATACCAGTCGAGGTGTCGCCCACAAAAGTGATGGTGGGTGCGCCTGCGCTACCGGGGTTCACCGTCACCGAAGTAATCGCTGATGCCGCCGCTGATCCTGCGTTGAATACGTTCGTGCCGTCACACACCACCGTCAAGGTCGTGTTCTGCGGCAATACCACGGTAGCGCCACCGACCGCCGCCGTCTTAAACGTCAGGCTGAATGATCCTGATGTCGTGTTGTTCAGGTAATAAATTTGAACAGTTGATGGCAAAACGACAATCTGATTTGAGGTCAGTGTGCCGCTGTACTGCTGCACCACGTTGGCGTACTCAACCGCGCTCAGGGTCGTTGTGCCGCCAGTTACCGACTTGGATAGCTGCGTGTACTGAAACACGCTAGAACGCCCGTAGGCGAACGTGGAGTAGCCATTTGACCCATTACTCACAATGACCATTGATTCGGTCAACTGAAGCTGTTTGTTGGCGTTCCCGTCAATCGTGTCAGTGCCACTTGCGGCGACCGTAAGAATGCCCGACCCGCCGTTGCGCACGTTGACAAACCAACCGTTGCCGACCACCGCCGATGAGGGCAGGGCAATTGACCCCGCACCCGCTGACCACACCAAGAACTGGGCGCGATTTGTTGCGGTTAGCACGGCACTAGAGTTGATCGAACTCTCAGGGTACGACTGGCTTAATGTCGTGTTTTGGGCGATTAGACCATTTCCCGCCAAGGCTGCGGCGTTCGCTGCCGAAGTACCCGCACCAAACTGCACAGTAGACCAAGTGCCGTTCGTAGTGGTGTTGTCTGTAATAAATACATACTGCGCGATTCCTGAAGCAATTGATACGATGGTGTTGCCGCTGTAGTCAACGACTGTGAATGCGTTCGCACCCACGTTCTGAATTAGCGAGGTTTGACCGTTGCTGACCTGCAGCGCAGGCGGCATCGCAAGCGACAGCCCAACGGTAGTGGCAACCACCTGCATGATGTTGGCGGCGACCGCGCCCGTGTTGCCGTTGATGGGCCACTGCAGCGTGGTGTTCGCAGAAATCGTCAGCGGCTCGTACCCGACCTGCGAGGGGCTGATCGTCTGATTAGTGAACGGATCGGTAAAAGTGGGCATTGGTTATCCTTAACTGTCAACGGCGATTGCGCTGCGGTCGCCGACACGGGTTGTGTCTTCGCCTTTTACGGCTTGTAACGCCGCCTCGTATTTCTGTTGAAATATCACCCGATCATCATTCTTCAAGAAGATCACGGCTTGTAAGAGCGCACCAAACAACATGAGGTTCGGGGCGTTGTTGGTGAGCCAGTTCGTCTGATTGATGCTTGATAGGGGCATCAGACGCTCGTAATACAGCACCTCAAACGGGTATGCCTGATCAGGCGCGGGTGCGACCAACCAATGGTCGTAGTCGTAATCGCCGTAATACAAAGGAATGCCTGTCGCGCCGTTGCCGTTATATAAGTTCAAATACTCATACTTGCGCAAGAAAATTTGTTTCTTTTCCCCATTGACCGTGACCGACATACTTGTTGTTTTGCGCCAACGTGCAGGCTTTTGGATGATCGGATTGTTGATTGACATGGTGCTTTGCACGACCTGCATCTGACCCAACGTCTTAATCTGTTGGGCGATTTCAAACTCAGCCAACGTGATAAAGGTGGGGATTTGGTCAACAACCGAAGCGTCATTGCGCTCAAGGTACTGCGTCATAGCAGTTACCAAGCTGTCGTAAGTCAGAGCAAATGAGGTTGTCATGGATTGATCAACTCATAATGAGGGCTGTCAGACTCGCCACGTTCATGGATGACAGAATCCATATCCCAATCGCCGCCCCAACGAAGCGTCACGTTTAATTCTTTGGCTGCGATAAACATTGTATTCGCCAATTGGTCAAAACGTTTGAAATTGTTCCAATCAATTGGGTAAGGGGCAAGATCAACGGCGTGACCGAAACCATCCGCTTGGATGCCGTGCGTGCCTGATGTCTGAACCCAAGTCACCACTTGACCGGGCTTCGTTCTCCCCTGCGCCCACAATTCATCTTGTCGCGCCTGTGAGCGCACGCCCTCTAAAACGGTGAAGTCAATTGTGCTTAACTCAAGCGCCCGTTTGACAACCGCAACAAGTTTGGGGTGTACACCCTTGAGGTTATTCAATGACCGATCTGAGAATGTAAACATTATTTAATACTCCGTACCCAATTTTGTAATTCGGTCAGCATCAAGGTCGTTTCAGCGCATTGTCGAGCAAATTCTGTGTTGGCGGGGGTTGAATTAGGGCATTGGGAGGGGTCGGAAAGGGTGGGCAAACCACCGCCGTTGGCATCGGAATCGCGCACCCTGTCAGCGTAATAATTATGAACAGCGCTAAGACGCGCTTCATATTGATTGGCAATTGAATTAGAGATAATTTCATGCTCTTGCACCTTTGCTTGATTGATGACTTCCTGCGCCTTACCTAAAGCGGCGACCTCTGCCTGATACGCAACAAACTTTTCATGTTCGCCTGAGTAACCTTTGTAATACGCAAATGCAATCGCAGCTAAAAAAACAACAACAATTGAACCAATTTTAATTAGCAACGGATTAGTGATTGGAAGCATTTGGTTCAGCCTCTTTTTTAGCCCACACGCTTGCGCCACCCGCGCCTGACACAATGCCCAGTGACTCAGCAAGCTCTCTGAGGCTCACCGCGCCGTAAGCAAACACTTGATAGCCTGCCACGCCAAGCACCGCCAAAATACTCACAAACCACGCCACACGCGCAATGTCGTAAGTCGCATTATCTTTGCCAGTTAACAGTTGCTTGATCATTTATCAACCTTTTTATCTAGCTTGTCGAATATCTTCTCAAGCATCGCTTCAATCTTGCTGTACTGCGATTCCATTTCAGCTTTCTTGACGCAATTCTCAGCAACATGAAGTCGTAGTTCGGTAATGTCTGTCTTTAATTCCTTGACCGAATCCCACAACTGGCGGCAGAACCACCCACCTACTGGTAAAGCTACACCCAATACTAGGTTAAATAGGTTCTGCCAATCCATGATTAACCCTCTTGTGTTTCTGTGGGTAAAACAGATTTTGCTGCGGCATCGGCTTGCGCTTCAGCCCGTACTTTGGTGATGAAGTCAGCGACCTCAACGTATGGGCGACTGCCAAGGTATTGCAAGATTGAGTTCAAAAGTTCAATAGAAATATTCATTTACAGTCCTTTAAACGGTTCAGGAAATTTCACTCCAACAGGAAACCCTTCCTGCGTGAGAATGCCGACAACCTCTTGTTCGTAAGTAAACAATTTAGCTTTTTCATCGGCACTCATTGAATTATAAGCGTCTTCATTCGCCTTTAGATCGCTGATCGATGACAGAATATTGTTTACTTTTGTCTTGTAAAAGTCGGCGTACCACTCCGTGTCATCGTTGCCGTTTTTACCCTGCAAATCTTCAATTCTGAAGTTGCTGATGCGCCAACACAAGACACCATCATTTGACCCCTTGGTCAGCGTCTGTGTGCGTGGGTCAAAGTGCGGGATCAAGCCGCTTTCGTCTACTGGCATCAAAAAGAAGCTCATTGCGCCACCCAAAAACCGCCGTTGTTTGAATTGTCTGCGGGTGCGCCAAACGCAAGGGAGTTGCCGTTCCCCGTTAGACTTAGGCTGTAACCCTTCCATGATGACGTACCAGTTCCTGTACCGCCGTTGATCAATAAGCCGCTTGTGATGCTTGGGTTAAAGTTCCATGTGCTGCCTGACCTAGTGAATACGTTCATCACGCCGATAGCGTCTGAATAGTTGCCGCCACCCGCTGCGTATCCGCTTGTTGCCAACACATTGCCGTCTGCAGATAAAGCTACAGCCGCACCCCAATTGGCGTTAAAGTTCATCCCGCTTGGGATGTTGTTTGGGGTAATTAACGCTTGTTGCGACCAAACGCCTGTAAACGGAAATATCAACCCGTCATAAGTCCTGCTAAACACCCAAACAGAACCATTTCCGATGCCTGCTGAAGTGGCATCAAACGGCGCACCTACTGCCAAGGTGTTGCCGTTTGCTGAAAATGCCACCGATGTACCTTGCGCCGCACCTTTTGTTCCTGTTGCGCCAGTTCCTTGCAATCGACCAAATACGCCACCGTTTGTTGCCGCTGAATCAAAAGTCCAACTCGTTGGGTTTGATGGGTTTGATCTGTAAATGTAAGCAGCACCTGCATATTTGCCGCCTAGTAATGTACCGAAATTTGGCGCACCAAACGCGACCAACCATTGCGAACCGTTTAGGCTTTGGGTTTTCCATTTGATAAGCGATACGCTAGTTCCTGCGTTGCCGTTGATGTCGCCGTTGCCGGGGCCAATCGCCGCCAACTGTGTCCAAGTGGTTATCGATCTGCTAAAAGTCCAAACGCCACCCTGACCGCCATTATTGTTTGGCGCACCCACAGCCAACAAATCACAGTCGGGTAGAATTGCTACAGCCGATCCAAACGCAGGCGTGCCTGTGTATCCAGTGGGAACTATTTTTGTCTGCTGAGTCCATGTCGATCCGCTGCGAGTCCAAACCCACACCGCACCGATCCCGCCATTATCGTTAGAACCACCCACCACCAAGTAATTTCCGTCAGCAGACAGAGCCACAGAAGTACCTTGCTTGGGCGTTCCGACCCCGCCAGTTCCAACCAATTTTGAACCCTGCTGAGTCCAAGTCGTGCTTGTCGCCGTTGATCGGGTGAACACCCACACCGCGCCGATGTTGGTGTTGTCCGTATTGCCACCCACAGCCAACGTAAGCCCGTCATTTGACAAGGCAATGGATATGCCTTGCTGCGCTGTTCCTGACGATCCTGACCCCACGTTGGCGGTCGTAGCGGGTACTGCACCGACTTGGGTGTAGTAGAACCCTGACATCTGCGCCTGCCCACCCGCTGACGCACCCGCACCAAGCGTGACAGGGTACAGCCCCATGTCAATCTGTACGGTTGGGTCGTAACCGAACGCCGAATTGATGTCGCTTAAAGAGATCGCGCCTGATGATGGATTAGGCATTTTTCAACGCTTCAACTTGTGACTTGAGTTCGGCAATCGCGCTAAACGCCAACGCGATCATCTTTGCGTAATCAACCGCCAACGAACCATCAGGTCGCGTGCGCACGGCAAGAGGAAAAGCCGCTTGAACGTCTTGCGCGATGAATCCGAAGTCAGCCTTGCGGATAAAGTATCCATCCATGCCGCCGTGCGACTGAATGTAGTCCTCTTTCCAGTCAAACGTCTTGCCGCCGATCCGCGCTACCGTATTTAAGGCATCGTAAATTGGCTGCACGTTCTCTTTGAACTTGATGTCCGAAGAGTAATACGCCGTGACGTTACCCGTGGCGCGAACCTCACCCGCAACGCCTGACGCTGCCGTGCCAAGCCCAATCGAATTGAACCGAACGTCAGAGGTTGTGCCGATGCTTTGTGGCGTGGACAGCGTGTAGGTGAACGGGCCTGTCCCCGACTGCGTGGCAACCACTTGGTTCGCCGTACCGACAATACTCGTCACAACGCCTTTCTGCGCGAGGACTTGCACCACGCTTGAGTTGTCCTTGTAAAACAACTTTCCGTCTGTGATGTTGATCGCTAGTTCGCCAAACGCCAAGTTGACATTGCTTGGTACTTGCGCCGCTGTAGCGGTGTAGTACAGACTGAGCGTGTTGAATCCGACTGCAGCCATGATTTATCCTTCTGTTGGCTCTGCCAAAGGCGAGGGTTCTGTTGGCTCTGCCCAAGGTAAGGGCGCAGGTTGGGGTGTAGGAATTTTTTGCGCATCGATCTGCGCCTGCACTTCCTTCTCCCAAGATGCAATGCGTGCAGCACCCGCAGCGTCTTGTGTCCACTGGATCGCTTGATCTTGAGTGACTTGGTTGTACGGCGTGTAATTCTGTGGATCGGCAGGCAGCAAGTTGAGCGAGTAGCTGACCTGACCAGTCAGACCGTCTTGGGTGTCGCTGATCGTGAAGTTTGACATCGTGACCATGTCAGGTTTGACATCGTTGGTGACCATCAGACTGTTAATTGACCATTTCATAATTCGACCTTTGGTAGTGGGGTTACGGGGGCTTGCGTGATTGCAGCGGCTTCGGCTTGTTGCTTGATCTTCATCAACAGCGGGTAAGTGTTGCTTTTGTTTGGCTGCTCACCAAGCAATTGCAAAACGTAATTGATTTCTTCTGCTGAAAGTTTTAAGGGTAAATCGTTCAAATCAATTCTCCTGAAGTTAACCAACTAAAAGTCTGCGAGATGTTCCACCCGCATCCGTTATTGTAATGTAGCCAGTGGGAGATAAAACACCTGCCGTGTATGTTCCGTACTGCACTGTGCCTGTGCCTTTTGTTGTCAACTTTAAGTTGATGTTTGTGTCTGAGCCTTGGGCTGATAGTTCGGGTGCGTTTGCTGTGGCTGCGCCTGTAAGACGTACAAAATTCACCCCAAAACCTGTTGTTGATACAGCCATTTCGGCTATTGTTGAGCCAACAGTATTATTAAAAGTAACGCTAAAAGAACCTTTTGGTCGAATACCTAACCCAATGTTGGCGTCAGTTCCCGTTGCTGCTAAAACTGGCGGCGCACCACCTGCTGTTCCACCATTTACTTGTACATAATTAACGCTTGATGTTGTAGGCAAAACAACAAACCCACTATTAGCAACCGTATTCCCGCCCAACGCAACAACGCCTGTGCCTTTGCTTGTTAAGACTAAGCCAATATTCGCATCCGAACCCGCCGCCGAAATAGTCGGTGCTGCGCCTGTAGCTGCGCCTGTGACTTGAGCGTAATTGACTGCGGATGCTGTGCTATTTATTAAAAACTGTATGCCGTTGCCTGATTGAAAATTGTAAAACGCCGATCCTTTTGCAACAATGTTAAAGTTGATAGTGGTGTCAGCACCAATAGCGTTTAAATTTAAACTATTAGACGCAGCATATAATTGAAGCGTATTTTGTTGTGAAACCAAACCGCCTTCAAGTCGCAAAACAGGGTAAGCGCCAACAAAAAATTGTTGCACACCCGTACCTTTAGAGGTGTAAGTAAGACCAATATTTGCATCCGAACCCTGCGCCGAAATAGTTGGGGCTGCGCCTGTAGCTGCGCCTGTAAGTTGCAAGTAGTTGACTGCGGAGGCTGTGGCGCTTACTTGGGCTTGAGTAGCGTAGTTTGTAGTCAGTAAAATATTGCCCGTGCCTTTTGTCACAAACACCATGCCAATGTTTGCATCAGAACCCGTATTTCTAAAAATTGGCGGGTATCCACCTGCAACACCACCTGTAACAGTAAGAAAATTTACAGCGTTTGTGGTTGTGTCAATTGAAAACTGTGTGGCAGATCCGTTTACACCTCTAAATTTATGAGTGCCGACCCCTTTTACGTCAAAATTTAAGCCAATATCGGTGTCTGTGCCAAGAGCCGAAATAAGAGGATTAGAGTTGGTAACCGCACCAACAATTTGAGCATAGTTAACCGCACTCGCCACGCTATTAACTTGCAGCGACTGACTACCCGCCGCACCGCCGATGACTGTCGTGCCAAGCAGCGTTGTCGTTGAGCCATTTGCTGACCCGACTGTGATGTTTGTGGTCGATCCGCTTAAACCGCCTGTGCCTACGTTGACGGTTTTGGTGTTGCCTGTGGTGGTTGCACCTGAACTGAAACCATTTGTTCCCGTACCAGTAGCAGATCCAAATGTGTTTGTGCCGTTTGAAAAAACGTTGGTGTTGCTAAATGTTTGGCTAACAGCAAGACCTGCTAAGACTGTGTCAAGGTTAGGTAACGTGTAGGCGCGGGTTGTTGCGGTTGTAATACTGCCTAACTGAAACTGCGCTTGCTTGGTCGTATCGGCATTATCTTGAAGCGTAAACCCTGTATCCAAGAAGTTGGTCACGCCGTTCATCGTTGTGGTGCTTGTTGCACCTGATACGCTTGAACCAATAGCAATGTTTGTAGTTGAGCCGCTTAGACCGCCTGTGCCTACGTTGACGGTTTTGGTGTTGCCGCTTGCTGTTGAGCCATATGCAAACTGTTGTGTTCCCGTATTTGCTGATGACCCTAAGTTTTGCGTTGCAGAAGAAAGAGTTTTGGTTGCGCTAATAGTTTGACTTGAATTAAGGTCTACAAGCGTAGAAGCCCCACTACCGCTTGTGGGTAGCGTGTAAACGTAAGTTGTGCCAGTTAGTAACCCACTCAACTGAAACTGCGCTTGCTTAGTCGGGTCGAGATTGTCTTGCAGCGTAAATACATCGTCTTTGACTGTGATGTCTGTGTCGCTTATTGAGCCGCCTGTGATGAACACGCCCGTAGAATTTTGCGTGGACATCGTGCCAAGGGAAGTCCAAGTAGGGTTTGTTGCTGACCCATTAGACGTAAACACCTGCCCACTAGTACCAGTATTTGCGTTGATGTACCACGCACCCGTATCAGTAATTCTCCATCGCTCTCCTGATCCATCTCCAAAAACTATGTTGTTGCTCTCTGACGGACTAAACGCAGTAGCTTTACCGATATAAACGTTGTTTGATCCAGTAGTGAGGTTGTTACCTGAGTCAACGCCAAGGAAGAGGTTGTTCGATCCTGTTGTTAGATCGCTACCCGCAAACCCACCCATCGCGGTGTTGTAGCTGCCTGTGTTGGTGCTTTGCAAAGCCCAATAACCAACAGCCGTATTTTCAGTACCCGTTGTTTGCGAATCAAGTGCTTGATACCCAAACGCCGCATGGTACTCACCAGTGGTGTTAGATGAAAGCGCATCGTAACCAAAGGCTACGTTGTAGCTGCCCGTGGTGTTGCTTAAAAGGGCGTTCACACCAAGCGCGGTACTAGCGAAATTCCCTGTGCCGCTACCAAGACCCAATGTCATGCCGCGAATCAATGCGTCAGTGCTTGCGCTGTTCTTGAGCAACAAGCCTGTCGTGCCGTCAAACAGGGCGATGCCGTTGGCGGTCGCACTGGCAGGCCCGACCACGTTCCCCGATCCGCTGCTAACCGCTGTCCAAGTGGGGGCGCTTGCACCTTGTGAGGTCAGAACATAACCCGCCGTTCCAGTTGAACCCGCAAGCGAGATTGTTGAGTCAACGCGCAAAGTTGTGAACGTACCCGCCGCCGCCGCTGTTCCACCGATTGCAGGGGGTGATGACAGGTCAAGCACCCCACCAAGCGTCAAGTTGCCCGAAGAGGTGACTGTACCCGTCAAGGTCAATCCGTTGACCGTTCCCGTACCGCTCACGCTTGTGACCGATCCTGTACTAGCCGCCGCCCACGCAGGCGCACCCGCGACAACCGTCAGCACCTGACCGTTTGTACCTATCGCTAGTCTCTGTAAGGTCGTGGTGCTATTGGCGCGTAAAAGGTCACCCGCAACGTATGCAGCTATACCCGTGCCGCCGAATGTGGCGTTCAGCATACCCGCAAGCGTGATCGCACCAACCGTGGGGGATGAGGGCAGCAAGCCTGTCGCGCCACCTGAAAAGGTTGTCACGCCGCCTGCGCTCAACGCACCGATCAGGGCTAATGTAGTCTGTACAGTCAAACCGTTTTGAACGATTGGAACTAATTCCAAACCAGTCAATGGGGTCTGTTGTTGGGGTAGTGCGGAGATTCTTACGTCAGCCATTATGGACTCAATGTGTCAAGGTTTCCGTCAATCGGATCGTCTGTTTGCTCAAGCGCGATACCCAAGCCGCCCGATGGGTTGGTGACTAGCGCATTGTGCGCCGCAATAACGCTCACATCAGGGCGGGGGAATCGAATTGAAATCTTTTCTGTCTGTCGCGCAGGCAGGCGGTAGGGGTCAAACTGGTCAGAGCAGCCTTCGTTGCACACGCGAAGACCGGGTATGTTCCCGTCTTGGCTGATGACCGAATACGCCCTCTTCATGCGGCATCGGTCGCAGATTGCGATTGATAGTGACGCATTGCCAAGGGTGTTGAGGAATCTGCCCATTATCGTGTGTAGTAGCTGATGTTGGGTGCGAAATAAATCGGTGACTTGTCGCGCTCTTCGTTCTCAGCCATCGCCCAATATTTTTCCCACTGAGCCTCGCAGTATTGAATCCGCGCAGGGTCAACCTGTGGAAGTTCCATCGCCATCTGATGCGACAACCCGTTCAGGATCGCCATGTACCAACGCTGCGGGATTTCCAACTCGCCGTTTAGGTCGCCAACGTCTTGAATCTGACGGCTGACCCACAGTTCAAGCATTGGTTGGATGTTGTTGGGAACGGGCCATAAATACATCGTGGGCTGCGGAATCGTGCGATCAAACCACCATTGGAGAGGGCGATTTGATGTGAAATTGCGGTTCGGCAGGCTTGAGTAATCGTCACGATTCATGCGCGACATATTAATGGCGATGGGTGATGACCCAAACACCACCTGATAGAACCCCATGTTCACGCCTGCTGACTGCTGAATGCGCCAGTAGGGGGCGTTTGCAGATGCGTTGATGTCGTAATAAATCCACTCATTGACCGACCAAGCGGTCGCAGGAAGCGATTCCACGGTTACCCATGTTGTGCCATCAATTGAGTATTGGATCGCCGCTGTGACCGATCCTGACATCGCAGGGAGTATCCCAACCGTTGAAACGTAAACTGGGCTACCCGTTCCGTTCGCAATCCCGATTGAACCCGTGTTTGATGTCAGTTGGCATATGCTTTGACCGATCCCATCAAACGCATTTGAGGTGATACCTGATGTGCTGTTGTAGCCCGTGTTGTTCGCGGTCACCGTGCGGTAGTTGGCGTTCAATACGTCAACCGTACCGACTGGTAGCGTGTACGACAATTGTTCGGGCTGCAGACCAACGATCACCTTGTCAATGCACCAATACTGGATGCCCATGTTGACAAGGTTCGACAGCAAAAAATACAGACTTTGCTTGGCGGCTAAGACCTGCTCAGAGGTCAACTCTTCGGCGAGTTTACCTGCGCGTCTTGCACCATGATCGATGAGCGTCATTACCGAAATGGTAGTTTGCCCGACTGTGCCGCTTGTTGCCATTTACCACCCCGGACATTTCCATCGTTTGAGAGAGGCTTTTGCGCGAGGCGCATCACCTTTTGCGTGCTTCACTACGCCGCTCATCCTTGCACAGAACGAATCCTTACGACTGCCGCCTTCAGGCTGCGGCGCTTTTAAGTGGCTACCAGTTTCACGATTGTACTTTGCCCGACCCTTTTCTGTCAGCCCCGCACCTTGTTTAGTTGGTAACTTTTCGCCGCGACCCACCGCAAGCGACACGCCGCCGTCTTTCATCTTTGCTGTCTTTGCAGACTCCTTGAAAGCTGCAGCGGTCGGTGCGCCTGCGCTGCCAACTTTGCGCATCTTCTCGCCTGATCCTTCTGCGATGCGCTCACGTTTGGCGTGGATGTTTTCGTACAGTCCACCGCCTTTCATCTTGTCAGCTTTGGCAAACTCCTTGCCAACTTTCTGAGGCACACCGCCGAACCCGCCTTTAGTGTGGGCGGCGGCTTGCATCAAACGCTTTTGGGCAGGTGATTTGCTTGGCATGATTAATCAGGATTTTTGATTAACACGCCGATAGCTAAAGTTCCAATACCAAGACCTGCACCGCTAGACTTACACTGCCATTGAACGTCAGTTTTTTCAACGTAGGCAACAGGATACGGGCGGGTAACGCTGAAATCATTTAAAAATGGGATTGTCAATGTGACGTTATTTACGCCTGTAGGACTAGTAAGAAGCGCCCGAAAAGTTGCATAAACGCCTGAAGTTACAGATGTAGATGAAAATGAATCAAACTGAGTCCAGTAAGCGGTATATCCCGCAGGAACAGTGTAGATCGACATATTTGTTTTGCCGCTGCCAATCGCAATTTGTGCGTAAGTTGTTCCACCAGCATTTTTTACATAAACAGTACCAACAGCATTGCCTAAAATAGTCAATACGCTATTAATACGGAAAAAAACTTTAGTGGTGGTTACAGCGGTTGTGCCATTTAAAGCAACGGATTCGCTAATGCGTTCGTAATTTGCGTCTAAACCACTAATTAAAATAGTGACGGCAGTATCAGATGCCGAACTACTTGTAACTACCATAGTGGAAGCAGCGGTCGGGAACGCATACGCAGTGTTATTTTCCCACGCAGCAATAAATCCTGAACTTGGTGTTGCCGTAGAGTAACCAAACACATTCAATACTTCGTGTCCGTCTACCTGACCGCGAGAAACTTGTAATTCAAAAGGTTCATACGCACCCTGTCTAGTTGCGGAAGAATAAGTACCCATGTGTATCTCCGAAGAAACGAGGCGACCGCAGCCGCCCCGATTTATTACTAGCAGTTGCCTTTCTTCATTGCCTTGAAGCCGCCGCCGTCTTTGCAAGAAACCTTGGCAAAGCCACCGTCTTTGTAACCTGCAGCGCCGCTTACGACACCGCCTGTGGCAAATTTCTGAATGCCGCCGCCTTTCTTGAACCCGCCCTGCGCATTAGCAACGCCGCCAGTCTGAAGTTTTAACTTCGTACCCTTGCCGTCACCATGCTTTTGCGTGTCGTGCTGCTTGAACGCCTTGCCAATCATCGCCTTGTCTTGGGCTTTGTCAGCCTTCATCTCAGCTTTTGATTCGCCACCTTCAGCCTTGCCACCCTTCTTGCGCATCATCGGTGCTTGAGCGGCTTTTTGAGCCATTGCAGCCTCAATCATGGCTTGGCGTGGGTCAGGCTTGCGTGCGCCCATTGCGGGGCGTGCAGGCATCCCACGACCCATTGGTGCGCGTGCGCCCATCGCAGGGCGTGCGCCCATCGCAGGGGCTGCGGCAGTTGGAAGTGCGCCCATAGGCATACCGCCACCCATTGCCATCTTCTTGGTCTTGCCGCCTGACTTCATGCCCTTTGTGGTCACTTCGTCAGCAGTCATTTCCGTAGACTTCATCTTTGTTTCTGATTTGAAACCCATGATTTATCTCCTTATGCCTGTGTCACGCCAAGAGCGCCAGTGCGGGTTGCGTTCGGGCCAACCGCGATTGCGGGTAGGGCTATTCCCATCACAAGCCGTTTGATGCCGTCACAAGCAGATGAGGGCGCATAAGTACCCCTCACATCGCCTGTGGTTGTAGTAGCCGTCAAAGTAGCGGCAACAGTCATTGTGCCTGCATCTTCAGCCAAGGTGTTATCCCAACCTGCACGGGCAACGTAGCCTCTGTCAGTAATGCGCAATGGCGAACCCAAGATGTCAGTTGTACCCACAGCAACAGTCACCACGCTGCCGCCTGAAGCGGTAACGCTAGAGATTTGGTAAAAGGCTTTTTTACCGTTGACCGTTGTTGATGCGACTGTACCAGTTGCGATCACTTCGCTCATGGCTTGACCGTAATAGTCGTAACCCGAAATGGTAATGTTGACAGAAGTCGGAGTACCTGCGCCTGTGGTTGTAGCAACTGCGCGAGGACAGTCAAGCTGCAAGCCTGTTGCGCCGCCTGTGATGGTCGTGGATATAACACCTGCACCTGCTGCGAGAGGGAGAGCGGCGGCAGTTGTGATGGCAGCGGCAACAATGTTTGTTGTCAGTTTTGCCTGTGGTACAGCATCCCAAATGAAGAGGCGACCCAATGGGCCAACCCCTACGCTCATGGGTGATGGGTTTTGCAAGGAAGCATTACCCGAACCAATGATTGTGGCGCTTGCTACGGTTTGTGAAACGCTTACGGTATACGTTCCTACGCCGCCTGTACCTGTACCAAAAGCGGTAATGCGAGTTCCATTGGTGAGTGCCGTTGAACTGTCAATAAACATACCAACAGTAATTGGGTCACCCGAAAGCATCGCAGTGACGGTCAGCGTGGTTGTAGCAATTGAACCAGTAAAGGTTGAAACAGCAGGGTATGAATCTTCACCCTGAGTGGTAATGGCTGAACCTAAAAATAGGTCGTCTGAAAACTGGGGCATTTGAAAACTCCTGTGGCTTGAACCACTCAGAATTAAATTAAAAAAGGGGCGGGTATTTCACCGCCCCCCTTTGCTTTACACGCCGGGCGTGCCGTACACTGCGCGTGGGTCAGTCCAACCCACGGTGTAACGCTCAGTAGCCTTGTAGCGCATTGAATCGCTCTCAAAGTCACCTTCCATAGTCTTCTCAAGACCACGGCGCATCATCAACTTCAAGCCTTCAGGCGCGTCAGTCTGCACCCACCAAGCTGTAGCTGAAGTCAAACGCGACAGAACTGCGCAACCTTCAGGCAACAAACCAATCGACTTGACTGGGTTGATGTCGTTGTTGGCAGTGCCTGCGCGAAGCACAGACTTCAACAGAACTTCGGCTTGGAACACGTTACCGGGGGCAACAACCAACTGCTTCGGCTGAAGACGAATCTTCTTGCCGTTGTTGTCCACGGCTTGGCGAATCTGAATCAGCATCTGCTCAAGCGAAGTCTGTGACAGGTTAGCTGATGTCGCCAACAAGTTGCTGAAGTTGCCGCTAACAATCGGGTGTGAAGCCGAACTGAGCGCAACGCCATCACCGCCAACATACGAACTGTTGAAAGCGCGGTTCAGCACGTTAGCTGACAGGGTTTCTTTGGTTTCAACCAAAGACTGTGCCAAGTGCTTGGCATAGACCTGACCCAAACGAATGTGGTCGCCGTCTTCAACGAGTACCTTGGTCAGTGCAAAGGCAAGCCCGTACACTTTGTAGAGGTAACGCTGTAAGAACAGAACACCACCCTGTTGGTACGTCACTGCGCTACCGTCAGGTAACTCAGGTGCTGCACCGAAGCCATACAGAACTGGCTCTTCGTGGTAGTTTCTTGGGATGCCAGTCTGTTCGCGGAACACTTTGTTCCACTCGTCAGAGCGTTGGTCATACACGCCATCAAAAACTTCGCTCAAGATCGGCTCAACAACCGATCTAAAGTCGGTACTGCGCATTGGTGCTGCCATGTCAGTTCCCCTTAGATGGCGTTAACAGTCGAAATAAACTGAGGCTTGCTGACTTGTACCCGAACGATCACGAAAGGGTCACCCCAAGCGTTGTCAACGTACGGTGCAATATCAACAATACGGAACTGCGCGGCTGAACCCGAACCTGCGAGCGAGGCAGATAAAGTCATCTGCGACAAGCCAGTAGTGGTAGAGCCTGCAGTAAAGTTGCTCAGGTTGGCTTCGTTGCCGACTGCCGTTTGAGCCATAGTGCCGTCAGTCTGAATTTCATAAACGATTTGTTGGTCGTTGAAAAAATAGGCGACGATGCTGCCTGCAATAGCGGCGGTGCTTGCGGGCCAGTAATTCGACACACGGCGGCGACCAGTCGTATCAGTCCACTCAACGCCTGCGAATACGCCTGAAACTAAACCGCTGTTGGTTGTGGTGTCCAAGACTGGCAGAATCACGCCTGCGTTGGGGCTGTACTGAACAGCTTGACCCTTCAGGATGCTTGTTGCATACCCTGAAGTAATTCCATTGGCTAACGCCTGTGCTTTTTCCACACCAGTGGGAAAGAATGCGGGGCGAAGACCAAAAGGTGCGGATGTTGCACTCATTTGAAAACTCCTAAAATAGTTGAAAAGAAATTTTGATTTTCGCTTTGTTCAAAGCTACAGGCAAAATCACCATACAACGTGATTTTAGAAATTCTTGCTATTGCGCCGCCCATCTTATGCAAAACAGGCGGCTATGTGAGAATTATAAGGTAATTTTCACAAATACAACAGACTACTCAAAAACAGGTAAACGAACATTGCTTTCATCAGGCATACCATCACCTTCTGACTGAACAAGACGGCGACCGCTGCTGTCTTTGGCGCTCAAAAGCTGCTCTTGCTGTGTCCGAATCTTGTCTGACTCTTCAATCGGCGCGAAGTGGTGAGTTTCAAGCATATAGTCTTGATAAATCTCCATCGGCAAGCGATAAAGCACCATCTCGTTGATCGAAATTTTTCCAACGTGTTCGCCTGACTTGACTTTAAGGTGTTCAAAGCCGGGCAGGTCATCCGTGGTCACCGCTTGGTAGCCCAAACGCATACGTTTGTGGATCGTGTCGTATGCATTTGTTGTAGAAAGCCAACAATAGTGCCAATTTGGATCGTCAGGCACTTTTGGAAGCGATTCTTGCATGAACTCATCGCGGAACATCTTGCGGCGTGCCAAGGTTGACGCTAATTTCTCGTCTGCAGGGCTGCGATCTGCGTTTTGTGCGGCACGGCTCTCACGCCCTGCGCCTGAACTGCGTTTTAAACGGCTATCCATTATTGATTTCCTTTGTTAAGACGGTCGTGTTCCATAAATCGCTTCACCATTGCGGCTTTGCGCACTGGATCATCCCAAGCACCCGCTTCTTTCATGGCTGCAACACGCGCAGGCGAGATCACATACTGATTTGAGCGGGTGTTAGGCGCACTTTCACGCCCCGAACCAGTCACAATAGACCTTGGCGGCGTGCGCGATGGTCTGCTATCGAAGCGGTGCGGCACATATTTCTTGAGTCGGTCATCAAGTTCATCCCAGTAGTCTTGTGAAGATGGATCAAAACCCTCTTCGGTTAAAGATTTGTCAATCCGTTGGGCAATTTCTGAGTCCAAATTCTTGCCTTGGGGGTCGTACCACTTGTGCTTTGCCATCCAATCAGCAGCCATCTCTTGCACCACAGGATCAGGCACGTTGATGTTCTGCTTCGGGGCTGACATTTGCTTGGTGGCGTTTGTTTTGATGTTGTTGAGCGCCTCTAACTTGCGTTGCGACTCATACATCAACTCTTGCGCCTTGACCACAGCATCGCCGTCTTGGTTGGCAACCGCCTCGCGCATCTTCATCTTGGAGTATTCGATCTGCACCTGCGTGTCATCGATCACCTTATCGACACGCGCCAGTTCAGCGCCCGATGTGCGGGTTTCAAGATTAGCCAAACGTGACTCAAGCGCCTGATTTTGCTTCTTCAGCGCATTGATGAGGTGGTTCGACTGGCTTGCTTTCTCCTTGTGAATCTGTTTCTTGAGGCGGCGTTCCTCGCGTCTTGCAGCACGAATCTGCTCACGATCAGGATCGTCATCGTCAACACCCGCAGTATCGTCAGGATGGTTATCAACATCGCCCCCTTCGGCTAGTGTCTGTGGATTTTCTTGATCGTCGGGCAGATTGACTACCGCGCTGCCGTCAGCTTCGTCTTGCATTTCAAGTTTTTCAGTCGAGTTCATAGGAACGCCTTAACTTTGAGTGGATCACCAGTTACTTTTGAGATCACTTCGATATCATTAAAGATGGCAAATAGAGCGCACTCTTTGTCATCTTCGCCAAGTGGTACTTCCCACCGATCACCGCCCCAACGTGGCACGCGCACATAGTCGCCCACCACAGCCCAAACACCTTCAGACCAAAGTTCAAGGGTGTCACGGTTGCGGTAAGCCAATGCGCCAAGCGAAATGACCTTGCACACCTGCGTGTTCCACTTTTCGGTTTCTTTGGTTTCTTCCACAAGAATGATTCCACTTGCCGTGGTTTTCTTGGGGGTTTGCTTGAACTGGACTAAGACTCTTCCACCAAGCGGGGCGCAACCTGAATCAACTACTGGAAATGCTTCTTCTAAAGTCATTCGACTTCCTTGTTAAAAGCGCCATTCGGCGCGGGTATTGAAAGGTTTGACAATGTTGTCAAACCTTCCTAAAGTTCGCGTTCATCCTCTTTCATTAGGTTGTCGAGCATCTCTAAGGCTTCACCAAGCCCCTGATACTCTCCGACCAAGCGGTGATACGACTCAATATTGATTGCGCGACCTTCAGCAAGAGCAAGCGCGATTTCTACGCGCCGCTTCTTGATCTGATCGATTAACTGGTTGATCATTTGCCGTGACTAGCAGATTTAATTTTTCTGCGTTTAGGCAAAAGTTTTTCTCTGATGTTGCCGCCCTCTACATTGCCGCCTCTTTTGAACGTGGCAATCTTTGCGCCAGTGCCTTTGACCACAGGCATAACCTCACCCTTAGCGGGAAGATTGGCAACCTTGCTCTCAGACATTACTGCGCCGCCGCCTGCAAACTTGGGGAGTGATCCCTTGCCTTTTGCCATCGGAACGGATTCGCCCATTGCCATGCGTTTGTGTTGCGAGATACCTTCAGCCATGATTAAACTCCTTGGGGTGGTTCAGTTGGGGGTTGTGCTGCTTCCTGCTGTGCTTGTGCTGCCTGTTGCGCTTGAATTTGCTGCTCTTGCTGCGCCTGCAATTGCCGACGCTGCTGCTCGTGTTGCTGTTCAAGCGTCAGCAAGTTGATATCGTGTGTAAGTTCTGCGGCTTTAATTTGCTGATCAGCCACGTTCTTCTCTTGCTTGGCTTGAGTATCTGCAGCCAATTTCGCTGCCTCAAACTGCAATCGATCTGTATCGTTCTTCGCTTTGCGCTGAGTTTCAGCCATCTGCGTTTGAACCAACGCTTGAACTGATGGGTCGCTTGGCTGTTGCTGTGATTTCAATTGCTGAATCGTTTGAATCATCTGCTGCATGACGGGCATCATGCCTTGGAACTGTTCAGCCGTATCCTGATGCAAGTGCTGCGATGACAGGGCAAGCAATTGCTGCGCCTGATCCAAGATCGGCTCAACCTTCAAGATGTTGAACGGTTCTTTCAGCGATGCGCTTGCGTAGGCATCCATGCGTTGCAGATACCACAGCGTCAGGTGCTGCTTAATATGCTCAAGCGCGGCGGGGATGAACGCAGGGGCTACGATGGGGTTTGCGCCGTACACAGGGTCTTTGGCGTAGTCCAAATGCACCTGCAGGTGTGCTAGGTGGTCTTGATGCGGGAACGCGCCTGCAGGCTTGCCAAGCGTCATAGCCACGTTCTCAAGCGCGGGGTTCATCTCTTTAACGTTCTGCGGATCAGGTAGCACTTCATTGATATCAGGAAGTTTGATCTGCTTAAGAATTCGCTTCTCAACAGCCAAGAGGTTATAAAGATTTGGATTCGCCTGCGCTCTTGCGGCGAGAGCCTGAATCTGAGCATAGCGTTGTGACTCCGCAAAGATGTGTGGATCAGAAACTGGTACGACATCGGTGTTGCGCTCAAAGTCCTCCTTGGTCACGCCAAGTTCTTGAGCCATGTCGGTCTTCTCAACATCAAGATACCAACGGTTCAAGCGACCAAGAATCTTCAGCACACGCGCCTGACTGGTGTGCAACCGCGAGTGGATCGATGAGAACACCGCAGCGCCCTGTTCGATCAGCGCCTGAGTCGTACCAACGGGGGCGTTGGATGTGACGTTGGCGATCTTTTCTTCGGCGGTAGTGACTACCCCCTTGGCTGCGGTGGTCAGCCACCCTAGAAGCTGAAATAGCACGGCAGAGGGCGGGTTGAACGGCATGGGCATGGCGATCTTGCGGATATCGTCAACGCCCGGTGCGCCCTCAATCTCCACCACCTGCGTGGGTTCGACCGTCTGACTCTGACCCGAAATCTTCCCGCCCTTCAACTTGAGCATAGTGCTGCTGTTGTTGATGTGTGCGCTATCCAACAAAGCACGCAAGCTACCAGTCAGCGCGGCAGCAAGACCGCCGATCAGGTGTGGCAAGCCGATTGCATATGCGCCGCGCCAAGGGATGAACTTGAACTCAACGATCCAGTCCAACTTAATCATGTCCTCGTCACCGTCTTCCCAGTTCCGATACATCCCGATCACTTCGGTTGTCTGATCATCAATCATCAGGATGTAGGGGGCGCGTTCGCCGCCCGACTCCTTGTCGTCTTCGATCTCCATCCATGTGTAGATGTGATAGACGCGCCGCACGCCATCAATATTTTCGTTCTCAGACTTGCGACCCTCAATGCGGTCGTTCGCCTTCTCAGGGCGGCTTTGCTCAGGTTCTTGGCTTGCGCGGTAGATGTCGGTGTCGCGGTACATCCCTGACGCAACGCGCACGCTGTACTCGTCTTCGGTCAGGTCGTTGACTTCGGTCACACGCGAGGCGGTGTAGAAGTTTGCCGCTGCGAACGGTAGGTATACGTTGTCAATCGGCAAGAACTCAGCGCAGGGGCGGCGCTTGCCCTCGTCATACCACATCTTCATGTACTGACTGCCACCAAGCGGTAGCTGCGTCAGAAGCTGCTCTTCCTCATCGCGGTACTCTTCGATCTGTTCGGTAAGCTGCCAGTTCATAAAGTCGCGCTTGCGCTCTGCGAGTTTGGTCTTCTGCTCTGTGACCTCGCCTGCAATCTTCGTCTTGACTGGCCCGTCAGGCGGGAACAACTCCTTGATGGCGCGTGCTGCAAAGTCCACGCAACCTTCAGCCATCACGGGATGCACGACACGCGATGCGCCGTTGAACTGAGCGCCGCCCGGTGCATCGTTGCCCATCCCCGTTCTGCGCAATCCGTCTTCGTATTGCTTGTCGCGCTCTTCACGCGCCTCTTTGTCTTTCTCAACTAGTTCAATGTACTTCAGCGCGATGTCGCCCAAGTCATACGAATCAAGTTCTTCAGCCATGTTGCTGTAGAAGTCAGGCGAGTCTTCGGGTGTCTTCATGTCATCAAGGTTGACAACGGCTGACCCGTCATCCATCTCTTGGATGCTTTCGTCAAACAGATGGATTTCAGCAACTTCACCAAGCGCACCCATGTCCTCAATCGGATCGATGTGGCGGTCGTAGTCCTGCGGTATAGGCATATCAGCCATGTTTATTCCTTAGTAACTCTTTGCGCATATCGTCTGCGGATTTGGCGAACGACACCTTGCCGCCCTTTGCCATGTGAATGCCAGTGCTGAACTCTTTGCGCATCGCGGGTGTGATGTCCATGTAGTGCAGGGGTTCGGCTGCGCCCTCTACATCAACGGTTGTCTTGCCAACAGTCGAGCCATACTTCTTGCCAAACTTCTTGAGGTAGTTGGGGTATATCTCATCGTAATACTTCTTCATACCCTCGCCGCCGACCTTGAGGTCAAGACCTGACAAAATCAGCATATCTTCGCTGACACTTCCTTTTGGATACCCCTTCCCTTCGGCATCAATAATTTTTTGAGCCACTTCTTTACCAACGATGCCTGCCAATTTATCTTGTGGCACGCTCTTGTCATTCAACGCAGTTCTGCCTTCTTTGTCAACGGCGGCAAGGCTGTATGTGCCGTCAGCATTTTTTTTGTGAGCAATTCGGTCAATGTACTTGGTCAAAGAAAACCGTTCAGCTACCCTAGCCCCAGTCGGCAACGCCACACGGTCATAGCCGCCATCAATTGCTTCCTTAACCGCACGGCGTAGGGCGAGTTGATACCAGTCTTCTTTGTAGGGGGCATCAGGTACGCCTGTATCAAGTGCTGCTGCGCGGCGAAACATTTCTATATCTGTGCGTGCAGGCATTTCAATTTGCGTGCCGTCAGGCTTGGTCAGCGTGTAAGTTCCATCGGCATTTTTTTTGATTGGATCGGGTGAGTTGTACCCACGCTCACGCCCCGCCTGATGCCAGTCAGATTGCACCTCATCGACCAACAGCGTCTTTTTGCCGTCAGTCACACGGTCGCTCATGCGCAGGTGGGCGAGTACGTTGGGTTCATCAAAGTGGGATGAGCGGTATGTTTTTTCACTTGCAACCCTTCTAAGCGCATCAGCTTCTGCCTCTGCTTGATCGCGCAAATTACGAGATTCTTCTAGTTTTTTCCATGCATCCAAAACCCGTGGGCTTTGCGGATCAATTTCTTTTTGGTTTCTATATTGCACTGACAGGTCTGCTGTTTGCCTTCTTGCATCACCTGCTTTTATTTTCGCGGCTTCTAATGCTGCGCTGTTTTCCAACGGCGTAGTGATCACCACCTCGCGGTAGTTCTTGCCGCCGGGTAGTTGGTATTGACCAAACTTTGTAGGCTTAACGCTTAAATCTAAATACTCATCCCTTAACGCTGAAACTTGCCCATCCATATTTCCATCTTCAGCTTTGTTGAGTATGCGCAAAGCCTCATCGTCAGGGTAGCCCTTCTCTTTCAAAAACTCAAGAAAGTTACCTTTTTGTTTGCCACCATACACCGACTCACCCAACTGTATCTTGTTCTGCGCGATGTAGTCCTGCACTTCAGCCGCTGTCACGTTCTTCTTGTCTTTCAGGAACGTATCCAACCCCATCGCGTTGATCTCGTCAGGCTTGACGTTCTCGCCCTTCATAAGGTCGTTTAGGAACGCCTGACCGTTGCCTGACTTGCGTTGCAAGTTCAACGCTGCCGCCTCAGTGGGCGAGTAGAACCCCTGCTCGTTGGCGGGGGCGAGTGCCTTGGGGGTCACATCTTTGATTGACAGACCCGGCTGCGGTATCGCGCCTGACGCGCTGAGTTCACGCACCATGTCATCAACCCTCGTTGCAAACGGCGTGATCGCTTTCGCACCCGCCCCCGCTAGTTTCGTCACACCTTTGACAACTGGTGATGCGAATCCCGCGAGGTCAAGCGCCCGTGGGTCAAGCATCGGCTCTCTGCTTGTGGTCAGGTTCTTCCAATCCTTGCTGATGACACCGCGCACAGGGTTGTCTTCGTCTGTTTCGCGTACCGTGCCTGTCAAGTCTTGCATCAGCGTACCCGCACTCTTGAGCGAATCAGCCAAGATCATGTTAGCCAAGAAGTGCTTGACAGGATGCTTCTCTGCAGTTGGCTCAATCGCCTCGCTCACGAACTTGCCTGCCTTGTCCATGTACCCGCCAACCGTACCGATAAAGTCTTGCATCGGGCTGCGCGGTGTGGCTTGCATGACAGGGCTGTTGGCGAGTTCGTAACGCATCTGATCTTGCGACACCTGACCGCCCTCATCAAAGCGCTGCACCTGACCACCTTGAGCCATGTGCCGACCGCCCTCATGCATCCCGATTGACTTGCGGTAGTCCTCAAACGTCATCTTGCTCATATCGCCCTGAACTGGT